AGCAATTACAAGAATGGTCCGAGAAAGAAAACTACCAGTTGAAGTACTAGCAAAAATAACAGGGCATAAGACTATTGGTATTTTAATTAACACTTACTACAATCCTAATGCTCAGGACCTTGTGGAAATGTTTAATAGTAGTGAGAGCTAGTTAGCTCTCTTTCTACCACGTTTGTTTGCATCTTTTTTAGTTAGTATTTGTCGTGCTCGCTCAGGATCATACATGTGTTTCCCGCCCGTGCCTTGGTTGATTGAGACAAGCTTTTCCCGGATGGTAGTAACACTCAAGTTATATACTTTAGCCAATTCAGACGCACTTACTAACTCTTGCTTAACCTGTTCAAGCTTGGTGACAATAGCGCCACCAAGATTTTGACCAAGTAAAATCTGAGGAGGGGTATCACCCTCCAAAGTGATTGAAAACTGCATAACTCCCATTCACCCCTCCTTACTTTCCGCTTTAACTTCTCGATCAAGACGCTCAATCTCCGCAATTAATAAAGCGGCTGCACGAACCAGATCTTGTCTTGGGCTTTTTGGCTTCCAATAGCAATCACCCCAAGGCCAAAAGTCTGGCACTTCTTCATCCTGATAGGCTTCTGCTCCATAGTCGCTGTAAACCCACCCTCTTTCAACTACGTGATTCGCATATCCAGCACCAGCGCGCACCAATTCATTTTGCTCGTACTTATCATCATGTTCACTTGTCCAGCCTTTGATCTGGATCTGACGCTCTCTTTCATTAAGAACATCTATGACAGCTTGGCTACTATATAATTCACTCATCCCTCAGCTCCCGATTCGCTTGCTTCTTTTAGTGGCGTCCAATGAGTTACTTTTTCCTCAATAAAATAACTAGAATACTCATCACCAATGTAAGCCGTATTTGCATACCATCCTTCTTTGACATAACCGCAGCCGCGATCTTCGTCATAGTCATACCAATCATCATCACCGTGATACTCTTCAGTGAACTTAGGAATAAAATGAGCAACCATTTGGTTTTGGTTCTTAACGGGGTTTGCATCTATCAAAACAAGCACATTTCGTAATGACTCAGGCATGCGATCATCAACTGAAATCCATTCTGGCACCGCCTGAGCTTTGGCTTTTTCTAGCTCTGCATCACGATGCTTTGCACATCTAAGCCAAGCATCCCAACGGCTATTCATGTTGCTTATTTCTTTCTGAGCAATTTCAGAAGGATTGTTTGATCTAGTCATAAACAGTTCATGCTCATGACTAAAAATAATGTCTCTTCTTCCTTTGTAATATTGGAAGGTATTCAGAAAAGCCTCTCTTTCCTTATTCAAATCTGTCATGCTGCCGTCTCCAAATACTTATCCGCCAAATCATGCATTAGTAGGTTTCCTGAACCTGACTCATACCAAATACCTAATTGGCCGTTTAATCTAAATCTCAAAAGTTCGTTTTGTTCTGTTTTACTGAAAACATCAGCGCCTTGATCTACTAGCCAGTTAGAGAAATCCTCAAACTTCGATGGCAGAAGGGCTAAACGATTCTTATAACTTCGGTTGCTGCCGTACCGACTTCTTAATATTTGCCAGTCGTTCATGCTGCCACCTTCAATGTTGTTATTGCATCATCTATAGCCTTGTTGAAGTTTCGAACATCTTGCTCAAGTGCTTCTATCGCCAAGTCTTTGGCATAGACACGAATAATGATGATCTGTAGTTCTTCTGGTAGACGTGGGTCATAACTCACAAAGTCACACCATTCACGACGAGTACAAGCCAATTGACTAGTGATTTGGGGAATGTACTCATCTGGCACCTGTTTAGTTAGCAGAGTGTTCAAATGCGTCGTAGTGTCAGGGCACTTAACTTCGATTTGCCCGTTATCACCTACTAGACCATCTGGCGAAGCCCCAAACATTTCAATGAAAGGGTGGTCAATTAATCCTGTTCCAACTACAAAGTTGCCCGTCTCATTTTCATAAGCCGCTATAGCATGAGGCTCGTTGTCAATACCCCATTGCATTGCTTGGTTTGTGAAGATTTCCTTCTGAACGCCAGTTAGGCGCTCAGCTAGAATAGTTAAACCCAATGCATTTAAAGCTTTGCCTTTATTTGGCTTTGCATTCAAATCCTTTACACGGCTTGCTGTGACTTTGCCACAGCGTTCCGAATGCCAATCTTCACTACGCTGGAGAATGTTCATAGGTTTCTCCTTGGCGCTGTAAAGCTTGATCAGCAAACTGAGCAATTTCTTTTAAGCTAATTGAGTGAACTTCCCAAAGGTGCTTTTTAAGATTTCCCTTTGGAATAGCTACATAAGCAGCTTGCAAACGTTCAGTACCGTATTGAGCTTCTGATTTGAGCGTAGGTAAATGCTCATCTTCAAAGACTTGGTAGCCTTCTGGCACTTCACTTGTGACATCCTTAATAGGCTGCCCACTTTCAGCGATACGTTCTGCTTCATCTTGGTCATGAATACCAACAAAACCAAAAGCCAAACGTGCACATTGAATAGTTGCTTTGTGACGCAAGAAGCGAGAAGGATGGCTCTGCCATGGTCCTTCAACAACATATCCAGTTTTTGACTTGAAAGGTGCGCGATAACACTCAGCCAAATATTCACGAACAACAGTAGGGTGGTCACGGTCTTTACGGTAGATAATGCATTCAACCCACTCAGGTGCAGCTACTTTCGCGCCTTCCATCTGAACCATATTTTCTGAAAACTTAAATTCCATACCATTGAAATTAGAGTTTCCATTAATGATTCGAGACCAGCCATCTACACCAACAACTGGAATAATCCCTTTGTTTTTATCTGGGAAAGCGTAGATTTCTTTAGTCCATGGGTTCAGCTTGTATTGACCAGCAACAATCAAAAGAGAAGCCATTTGAGCATCAGTTGCAGGTGTTTCAGTACGGAAAGCTGTTTGAATCAGTGTTTCCTTTAACTCTTGTGGATTAACATTTACCAAGCCAAGAGTTTCAGCAACGTTTGCAATTTGTGTAGTAATAAGTGTTCCATTTGCTGGCGCATTCATAATCTTCTCCTAATTTTTAAAATGGCAACTGCTGAGTAGTGTCTGAATACCGGACTTCAATTTGTCCTTGTGTAGACTCTTCAATTAGCATCTTGAAGTAGGCCATTGCCTCAGCAAGTGTTGTCTCTGTTGCTGAAGCAGGACGACGAATAAGCACATCAATGGCTTCAAGTAGTTTTCTTTTCTCATGTACTTGCATCACACCACTCCCGCTTCTTCATCTGCCAATTCTTCGGCGTAGTATTTAAGCTGCTCGTTTAAGCTGTGTACTTGTGCGTCCGTAAGCTTGAAACGTAAGCCTATAGGTGACTCAATACCGTCTTTGTCAGTCACAACAGCATGAGTTCTTGTGTCCACCACAAGCACTTCATATTCTTGGTCACGTGCACAACCACTGAACTGATCAGTTACTTCACGAGTGTCATAAGTTGTTTCGGCTTTAATCTGGCAGTTAAGAACATTGCAGCCGTAAGTTAGATCGAAATAAACCGTTTCACCTTCAACTTGAATGTCTGTAGACATATCCAAGTAAGGGAAAGAAGGGCACAGCAACTCTGGCTTGTTAACTAACATATTCATTAGTTAGCTCCTTCCACTTGCACACGCACATACATATTCTGTTTTGCTTTGAGTTCGTTTGCTGCTTGTTCGTCAGCACAACCACGTAAAAGACCGACAGCTAAAAAGAACACTACCCAGAACAATAAGAAGCCCGAAGTTCCATCGACAAATGCTTGCTTGATTGAATATTTATTCTCAGTCATTGCTAGATTCCTCCTGAACTGTAGCTATCACACATATTCAAAAGCATTGATTTGTGTTGATTCCAAAATTCAAGCGCTTCGCTATCCATGCCTGTGATACGTGCATCATCAAATGATTTCCAGTCTTCAATACTGTGTTCTTGGCAGCCAATTCGCATTTTCCCCAAGCCACTAATAATCACATCCCAACGTAGCCCGTAGACAATGAGCGGGGAGGCTTTGGCACAGCTAAGGTTGGCACCGTAAAGGTCGGCACCGCTAAGGTCGGCACCGCGAAGGTTGGCATCGCGAAGGTTGGCATCGCGAAGGTCGGCACCGCTAAGGTCGGCACCGCTAAGGTCGGCACCGCGAAGGTCGGCACCGCGAAGGTTGGCACCGTAAAGGTCGGCACCGCTAAGGTTGGCACCGCGAAGGTTGGCACCGCTAAGGTCGGCACCGCGAAGGTTGGCACCGCGAAGGTTGGCACCGTAAAGGTCGGCACCGCGAAGGTTGGCACCGCGAAGGTTGGCACCGGCAACAATCGCACTTTCTAATGCATGACGAGCAATCATTCCGGATTCCATTCCGTCAGGGACATCACAGGTAAAAAGGACTTCTTCTGTCCAACGATTTTTAATTTCGAATTTCTGTGTCATAATCTTCTCACTCATTGAGTAAAAGTCCCGTCGGTCAGATGTCTGGGACTTTTTTGTTATCTGGTGAGATAATATTAACTATGGTTAATTTTTTAGTCAAGAGAAAAGTTAACAATGGTTAATCTTTTTATTAACTATAATTCATGCTTTAATAGACAAAAGAAAACCCACACAGGGTGGGCTGAATGTTAATAAACGTTAATACTTCTTGATGTACATGATAGCTTTATCTATAATGCATTCATGGATTGGGCATTCCCGGTCGGCAAAGAGCTTTGGTGCATACATCAAGGCTCTTTGTTTTTTTAAGGGTATATTTTTAAGCCGTATCCATTATAGTTGCTTCCAACTGCACCTCTACCACCTTTGCAATAAAACTTAGCTTTTAATATGTCAAATGCTCTATTTGATTGAGAAGGGTTAATAACATGTCTTCCGATTGGTCTAGCTACTAAATCAGCAAATTGCAAGCCCGATGAATTGGTTTTTTTTGAAGCAAAAATTATTTCAAAAGGAAGAATTTTGTTGTGATAGTTTCCAAAGGGATCACATATTCTTCTAAAGCCAAGCTTAAGTTGTGAATCTTCGTTTTTTCCTCTTGATTCAACAACAATATGTGTTAAACGATTGTTTTGATTCTTCTCTCTAAGAAAAAAAATAAAGTCGCTCAAGACAAAACTTCATTGCTACTTCATATGGGTTTGCATCGCGTTTAATTAATTTATCTTTGCGTATAACAGAGCTAATTAAGATAAAATTATTATCATTCATTAATCCATTTAGGTCACCCATTAAAGACTCCATCCGAGCTTTATCGAACCCAGCAAAATGTGATGTTCTTTTTCTAATGTCTCGCTCATGCAGAATTATTATATCGTGACCGAAATGCTTAAACTTTAATTGTTCCACTGCTTTAACTACCGTTTCTGTGTAATACCTTTTATGGAACACACAAAAAGACAAGACAAAAACAGGGAAGTCTGGATCGTTGTTAAGCATGTCAATGCTGCCACTCTCATCCACATAAACTATGAAGTCGCTATACTCCATAAAAACATCCTATTATTCCAATACTTGAGTCAGATTCGTAGTTTACTTCTCATTTTTCTCTGGGAACATTGGTTTACCTAGCTTTCCTTCCTTTACCAACTGAACAACTTGTTCATTCGTAAGTACAGGAATATAGACCTTATCGCCGATATCTTTTGAAAGGATTCTCACTTCCTCAGCAGTTAGAACTAACGCCTCTCCATTTTTCGCAGCATCATTGATGCGAGCAATAATCTGGTTGATTGGTAGTTTTGAATTGTCCATGCATCCCACCTGTTTAATTTAAGTCTTACGAACTCTTTTTTTTCTAGACCCGCCCAATGGACGAGTAGCATCAATAACAACCCCAACTAGAACCATACCTTCTTCAAATTCTATAATTCTAGGCTTCCATTCTGGATTCATTGCTTCTAAATACTTTCGATTATCACTTTCAATCACAAGCCTCTTAAAAGTAGCTTCAGTATCATTTCTAACAACAACCAAGTCACCAGAGACCAAATCAGAAATATAAAAGTTTGGATCAACTAGGATAAGATCTCCTTCGATATAATCAGGTGAATTGCTTCTGCCTGTTACACGCAAGTAATAACAACCGTCAGGATCATCTGCACTTAAAGGTGGGTGCCAGTCCATCACATCATTAATTTCTACATTTTGCATAGCTGTCATTCGCCCCGCCTGAACCCAAGATAGGACTGGCAATAATTTATTAGTCCCAATTGGTGAAATATTGTTATCAAGTTTTTGTTCGGTTTTCCCATATAACAGCCAATCATCAGTTGTGCCCAAGAATTTAGCAATAACTTTTAGATTGTCAGCGGTAGGAGTACTTACCCCATCTAACCACTTTTTTGCAGCAACAGGTGACTTCTTTGTTGCTCTGGCTAAATCTGCTGCTTTTAGATTCTTCTCTTCTAACTTTTGTTTAATGCGCTGGTGCAAAGACATAACAAATATTTCCAAAAACATTAACTAATGTTAATACGTACTATTGAAACTATGGTTAACAAGTGGTAAATTTGGATTATTAACTATAGTTAACTTGGTATAACCATGAATATTAGTGACCTAATGAATTATCACGATTGTAAAAATCGGAAAGAGTTATCTAAGAAAACAGGATATTCGACTGTGACTCTTTGGAAATGGGAGCACAACGGAATACCACCGAGAACTCAAGCCGTATTGCAAGTCAAAACCAAAGGCAAGCTTAAAGCCGACTTAGAAGCATTAACCGCTTAGGAATAACCATGACTAAACGAAAACTAAGTGCAAAAAAGACGCATTGTATGCCAACCCATTTGCCTGAACTTGTAGCAGAGCATGTTGCAAGGGAAGCGTATGAGCGAGGCTGGTCTAACAGCCAGTATTTAAGATGGTTAGCCATTATGGATATGAAGCGTTGTGAAGATGACAAGAATCTTATGTCATTGGTATCTGGAATACCTAGAGAACGCTTTGATTTATATGAACAAAGCAAACAATCCGTTCGAAATGAAGGCAATAAAAAAGCCTGATCTCGTAAATCAGGCTCAATGTTCAATCGGAGAAGGACCAAATGAACCATCAAATATTAGCAGACATTGAACTAAATCGGAAGATTAGTTTGTTTCAAAAAGCGGTTGAGGCTTATGCGCTTAATCGAACTCTCGAAAACTCTATGGCATTGGCTAAAGCGAAAGCTGAATTAGCTGCATTTGTATTGAGAGGTGTTTGATGGGTGCATCAATTCCAATTATTAAGTTGATTGAAGCTATGAACGAACAGCCAATAGCATTCAACAAGCACTATGTATTTTTAGGATGTGGGATCAATGGAGCTTTGATGCTCTCTCAATTGGTCTACTGGACTTCTCGCACTAAAGACAGTGAAGGTTGGATCTTCAAAACACATCATGAGTGGACTCAAGAAACTGGTCTTACTCGTCGTGAGCAAGATACGGCTAGAGCAACACTTAAATCACTTAAATTCATCTCTGAGAAAAAGATGGGTGTGCCTCGTCGTGTTTACTACCGTGTAGAACGCGAAAACTTATATCAAGCTTTGATCGAATACTCTGAAAGCATTGATATTAATAGTATGCACAATTCCGCCACACTGAATGCACAGAACAGCCATACTGAATGCACAAATGCGCCAGACTGTATGCACGAAAGCGCCACACTGAATGCACAAATCCGCCCATCTAATACAGAGAATACATACAGAGAATACACAGAGAATACTACAGATATTATTTGTGCTGATTCAGCACCAAAAACACAAAAATTCAAAGCAAAAGATTTCTTGTTGAAAAACGGAGTATCTGAGCAAACAGCAACTGAATATCTTGATCTTCGCAACAAGAAGAAAAAGCCAGTAACTCAAAGAGCTTTACAACTTGTTTTCAAACAAGCTCAGGAAGCAAAGCTAAGCAATGAACGTGTATTCCAAATTATTGTTGTTCGTGGTTGGGAATCTTTCAAAGCAGCTTGGAACTGGCAGGAGACAAATGCAGAGCTTGAGCAATTAGAACGTCCAGTTGTTGAGCAGCAAGAGCAAGCTTCACTGATCAACCTTCAAAGCAAACCAAAAGGTTTCTTGGGAGGTGCTCAATGATTATTTCTGAAATCAAAAATCTACAAATCGAACAGTCAGTTTTAGCAACTTTGATGACTGTAGTGGATTCTTACTCACAGGTTGAAGGAAAGCTTTGTGAAGAAGATTTCTTTGCTACACGTCATAAGCTAATTTTCAAAGCAATTGTTGATCTTGACTCTAAGAACTCGCCTTATGACGCAGTATTGGTTCATGAATATCTTGAAAGCCATAACCAGCTAGAACAAGTGGGTGGTGAGCAATACCTTCTAAGCATTATGGGAGAAGCTCCAAGTAGTTATTTCAACTTAGAGTCATATGTTGAAAAACTTAAAGACTTAACAACATGCCGCAAGGTTGAGGTTGAAGCTCTCCAGGTACTCCAGAAGGCCCGTAATTTAACTGTAAGCCGTGGTGAACTTGTTCTGAATGCTCAAACAGCATTTGCTGAAATTAACACTGACAGCTCGACTGAATCGCTAATTCATATCCATGAAGCAGCAAGCAAAACATTCGGATATATCAGTGAAAAAATGGAAGCAGCAGTGATGGGCGAAAGCATCATCAAGGGCATCCAAACAGGTATTTATGAGCTTGATCGTTTACTTGGTGATGTTGAGCCGGGGCACTTAGTAGTTGTTGCTGCTCGTCCAGCTATGGGTAAGACAACAATGATCCAAACCATTGCCAACCATGTGTCCATCTTTCAGAAAAAACCATCTTTGATTATGTCTGGTGAAATGCCAGAGGAACAAATTGCTATGCGTATGTGCTGTGCAATTGGTCCAGCAGATATTGGGATGGTTCGCAATACACCACACTTGCTGCCTAAAGAAGAGTTCACAAACTACACCAATGCAGTTGCTTTGCTCCATAAGGTTCCAATTGAGATTGATGATAGATCGCGTCCATCAATTGCCAATGTTCGTGAATCTCTCCGCAAGATGAAACACAAGTATGGATCTGTAGGTGCTGTATTCATTGATTACCTTCAAATCATGAAAACCACTAAGCAATTTGCTCGTGAAGACTTAAAGATTGCCTATTTCACAGGTGAACTGAAAGCGATGGCTAAAGAGTTTAACTGTGTGGTGGTTTTACTTTCTCAGCTTAACCGTGAGTTAGAAAAGCGCCCAAATAAACGCCCAATCATGTCAGACCTACGCGAGTCTGGTGCTATCGAGCAGGACGCTGACCAGATCATTTTTTTATACCGCGATGAGGTCTACAACAAGGAATCTAAATACAGAGGAATTGCTGAAGCAATTGTGGGCAAAAACCGTCACGGAGAGATTGGCACAGCTTATATGCATGCTCAGTTGAAGTATTGCCAATTCACAAACCTAGATCAAAACGCAATTGAGCAATTGCATTCGTTTGGAGGTGCAGCGTGAAAGCAATAAAACGAGTTAAAGCATTCCAAAACATTTTTGACATTTTGTTATTCGCTACTCATGCAACACAACCTTTCACAATGAAAGACTTGCGTGAATATGTATTAGATGCACCGAACAACACAATCCAATGTTATGTGCAGGAATTAATTAAAAGCGGTTATTTGGAAAAGGATTCATACGCAACTTACAAAGCAACTCAATTTGCAAAGGACTTGCTGAATGTTAAAGGGGAGCTAAAAGCATGAAAAAGCGTAAACCAAATAAAGCTCAGCACTACCAGCTCACTTGGAATGTATTCAATGCAGTTGAGATCGTAGAGCAATACGAAAAGCAAACAGGTGATACAAGCGGTCAGTTGCCATTACCAGTGCTTATGAAGATTTATCAAGGTTCATTACTTACAGCATTGCAGTTTGGAACTATTCCGAATCATCAGACTTATGGTGTGACTTTCTACGCAAAGATCAAGAAGGATTCAGGAGAGGAAGGAATTGTAGAGCGTGGATTTCGTATAGACACGCCTATGAAGCTATCAGAGTTTATCAATGGTTTTTCAGATTGCTATGTGAACAAAGGGCAAGGACTTAAGACCAAAGGTTGGAAAGGGGCTAAGGAAGAGTGGCTGTCAATGATGGATGAAGAGTTCAAAGGCGATACATGTCTTGATGCTTGGGCGGTGGCTAATTGTTTGTATAAGGGGAAAGTGGCATGAGCATTCAAAACACATTGCAACAACGTGGTGAGCGTTACGGGGAGTTTAAAGATGTTGCTCAGTTGAGTAATGACTTGATGCGCTTACTTCAAGCTACTCCGAACTATAACGAGTCGCTTTCTGACTCGCAGCATTTCGCCTTGGTCATGATCACAAACAAGATGGCTCGCATCGTTAATGGTGACCCAAATTACATCGACAACTGGCACGACATTGCAGGCTACGCAACGCTTGTAGAGCAAGAGTTAATCATGACAGGACATGACAAGGAGCGCAGCCAATGAAACCAGAACAGTTTATTCGTGAGTACGGGGTGGAGAAGGCGAGAGAGGTTGTTGCTGCTTGTCCTGAATATTACCACTTCTACCATATTGTCGAAGGCGCTTACTACACATGCCCTAAAGCAAGTCGTGTAGCAGTTAAAGACCTCAAGCGTCTGGTGGAGTCTTTGGATTTGATCAAGACATATGGTGGCATCGAAGCTTGCAAACAAAGCCTTTACATGCTGCATGAGCTGACAGAAGACCCTGAACCAATTCGAGAGGCTGTGCGTGATTACGAATCAATATACGGAGGCGGGGATGAATAAATTCAAAAATGAAGTGAAAGCCACGCTAAAAGATTTTAGAGAGCTTTATACACATGACTGGTGGGAGCTTAAGGAGTCATTTCAATTTTATAAACAAGCTTTCCGTGACTTTGGATATGCGACGCAACTCTTACTGCGGGTGTTGCTCGGGGTTATCTGTTTGTTTGTAGCACCATTTCTTATTCCTGCTGCAATCGCAATAAGAGTTTTGCGTAAAGGAGTCAGCCATGAGTGAGTTTAAAGTCGGGGATTACGTAGTACATCCTAAGTTTTCAAACAAAGGGTTGTACAAAATCTATGAGATATCAGGATCAATAACAAAAGTTCAGCTTATGCCAAATGGACGGAAAAGCTACTCATTTGAATCTGACATTCGTCACGCCACCCCTGAAGAAATCGCAGCAGGCCACCGCATTGATAAACCATCGAATTCGAGGGAATTAGAAATCCTAGACAAACCAGAAAACCACATCAGCCCAATGTGTGAGGTGAAAGATGTTTGATAAGAACTTCAAAATTAAAGTGTCAGGCAACTGGTGTGAATATCAACCAAACAAACATATTGATCTGAGAGAAATCATTAGCTTTGAGTGCTGGGCGGATCAGTTAGGAAATCCTTATCGATTCCATTTAAAGAATGGCAGCTACCACTACATTGAGCGTTATGAAGTCGGTAAGCAAATTGAAAATGTTCTCAAAGAACAGCAAGCGAAAGTGGAGGAGCTGCAAAAACAATTAAATGAATACATATTTGTAGCGGAAACACTTGATGAAATGTATGTGAAAGAGGTTAAGAGCAGTGATGAGCTGCAAAAGCGGGTGGGTGCTTTAGAAAAAGCTGAATTTACCCTAGCAAGAATTAGATCAATAGTAAGCAAAAACTTGCTTGAAAGTATTTTGATTAGAGAAGTGAGACAAGCGCTCAAGGGGGAAGGAACTCCCAAGAAAATACCAGATATATACGGACGTTGTGATTTTAAACCAGAGCCGTTAAAGACTTCGGAGGATGAGGAATGAACAATGAAGAATTAGCCAAAATCGGAATGATGTTCATTCATTGGATTCAAGTTCATAGAGAATCTATCAATCGCTTTGAAGAATTTCGGGATTGTTTTGTGCACGACCCTGATGAGCCAGTGCACAGTAAAAAGGACTACAACAAAGCATGGGAAATTCAGAAGGAAGCCTCTGTATTGGGTAGTGAAGCGAAAAGACGCTATGAAACCTTGCTTGAAGAAGTTGACCTATATCTGGCGCGTGAAAGAACCGACGTTCTTGAGG